TTTCGTCCTTTTTTATCCGTTGTTTGCGCTCTTCATCTTCTTGCATTACCGCCAAATGAGAAAACGAACCGACAATTTTTCCGTCGGTATATCCTAAATACTTGTTTAAACTGTTTGTTCGGTCGTCGATAAGGTTTTGCGCCTCGCTTTCGATAAATGCTTTGTAAGCTTCTTTTTGATTTTCAAATGTCGATCCTGAAGCCAAAGCGGAAAACGCTTCTTTAGGCAATCCGAACAACCCGAAAATTGTCAATCCGGCGTTTATTAATGTATCGTTAAGCTTTAAATCGCTTACTTTCGGGATTGTAGAAATATAATCGACGTCCGTTCCTATAATTTGTATATTTCTTTGGCCTGACAACGTGCCGTAGTCATTCTGCTGCCCTTGCTCCATTTCTTTGCGTTCCCTTTCGGTTAACATTGCCGAACCGATTGCATCTTTTTTACGCGAAACCCAAGCCCCGATTCCTCCCGGATTGCTTAAAAATGTATTTTGCGCTTCAAGTGCAGCTTGAGAATTGGAAACAATGTACTGCAAAGACTCAAGTCTTGATTGTGAAAAATAAGGATTTGTGAAAGTTGACGTATCAAAATACGGAAGCAATTCCGCAACGTTTAATTCTTTTACTTCCCGAGTTACCTCATCAACGATATATTTAACAATAATTTGGTCAGGATCCTTCTTAATCATTTCCGCGATATAATCGCCGTCATATAATTGCCCTTGCTTATTTAAAAAAATAAGTTTGTCCGCGCTTATGTTTAAAATGTCGGTTGTCGGATCCGCAAAGCCCCGGGAATCGATTAATTTGTTAACGTACCAGTAAGACGTGCCAAAAATCGATTGAAAAGTTAGGTCCTGAATTAAAAAATTTTGTTGCGATTGGTATTTATTCGGGTGGTTTAGTTTCTCCGTTATATCATTCTGAGATAATTCCCCATTTTCTTTGAAGTAAAATTTAACATTTGAAACGGCTTTAGCCCTTTCTTGAATAGCCCAAAAGACGAAAGGATTGGTTTTATACCATTCAACAAAATCCTTTTTTAAAAGTTTCTTATTTCGTTGTGTATATTGGGCCGTCGTTAAGACGTTAATCGGTTGCTCAACTTTATAGCGTCCGAAAATATTCAATTTTTGTAAGAAAGTTAAAGCCATTTATTGAAATTATGGCTTTTAAAAAGCTCGATTTCGAGCAAATATAAATAAAATTTTTATAATTCTACTCTTTCGTTAACAAGTTTTATCGATTTTTTGCATTTTCTACAATAAGGATAAACAATCGAGTCGTTCAAATTACCCTCATATTCTAACAATTTTTGATTGCAAACCTTATTTTCACGATTTCGAGGACAACGAATTTCTTTAATTTTCATATATTTGTAAGTTTTGTTAAAATTTTCCTATTGATTTTAAGTATAAAACGACATATTCAATCGCGTCCAATGTATGATTGTTTAGGTCCTCGCGCTCTTCGAGTGCATTCCCCGACCGGTCTTTTCGCCAGCAACTATCGAATTGTTCAATTTCTACGTTCTCGGATGTTTCAGTATAAAAAACCTCGATTTCTTGCATCATGGAAATGCGCTCAATAATTTTAACCTTGTTACCTATTGCGGTCGTATTTTCCCAACCGGCCGCCCTGAGCGCTCGAATCTTTAACGGTCTATTATTGTCGCAAATAACTGTTAAGTTTTGATTTATGTCTAATTTTTTAAACATATAAACCGGAATTGATCCGGTTTCGCCGTTTATTGCGTTGGTCCCTATGCGCGTTTGAAGTTGATTTTCACTAAAATAGTTGTATTCATGTATAAATAATTGGCCGTCGTAATATTTCACGCCTACAATTGCAAAAGGATCCACCTTCCCCCAATCAACGCCAATAATTTCGTCGGTATCGATATTAAAATACTCTTCTTTTGTACATCTTTTCCAATAATATATACGTCCCTCAACGCCTCCAATCTCTCCGAGGCCATAAACGCGCCATTTATTCGCGTAAAACTCCGACTTTATAGTTCCGTCCGGGTTATATCCGCGCTCTTTATAGCTCAATATATTGCGTTTTTCCTCCGGGCTTATCTTTTCATTGCCTTCAAAGGTCACTTGTATAAAGTTTTTTTCGTTGATTAGCTCGTGAATATAAAAACGTTTATCGGCATTAAAATCAACAATTACCTTTTTAGCCCTTTGGGATATGTCGAAAGTCTTTTTTTGTTTGACCTTGTTGACCTCATTAATATAAATTATATCCCTACGGCGACCTTTTCCGAGGTCCTCCTTATCCAATCCTATAAACTCAATGAAGCCCGAAAGGGAATTTTTGTCGGTTAATTTACTTTTATTATCATTCCATTTGAAAAAATCCCAAATATTCCAATCAACGCAAATCTTTTTGAGGTCCTGAAAAGCGGTGTCCATTAATTTAGTCTTTTCGGCGGACGCTATTGTTATTTCTAAGCTCGGATTTTCCCGGAATGCGTCAATAATTAACATTAAAATCGATACCGTTTTAGAGGCCCCTTGACTCCCTTGAATGATTAAAAGCGGTTCCTTTGCAGCTTCCTGAAAGAAATCGTTCAATTTTATAGTATTTGTTACTGGTATATAGTTAAACGACATTTATTTCCTTAGTCCGTTTTGGCCAAATATTGGCGGCGCTTTGACTGTTACGTTTGTTTCAACCGTTTGCGTTGCTTTGCCGTCGGTACGATCAAGGACCTCCTTAATGGCGTTTAATTTGTCGGAAGTCTTAATTTCGTCGGAATTACTAAAGGCAATCGTTAACAATTCAATTGCAAGGGCTTTTTTTCCGTCGTCAATGTCTTTCAGGTCCTCCCTAATTGAAGATAAATCGCCCCTTTCAAGTATTTCCTTAATGATTGTTGAAACCCTTTTACCCTTTGGGGCGCCTTTTTGATTGATGTTTTGCGGGTTGTTCTTGAAATTGTTGCTTCCCGCGTTTGGGTGCTTGTTAATTGCTTTATATCCTCCGGCCATTCGTTTGCATTTCGTTTGTAAATCTTTGTAGTATAAAGAAAAATACCGACAAAGTTAAATATTTTATTCTATTATTCACCCTTTATAGATATTTATTTATTAAAATAAGGTTTGTTGTGCAGTTTGTGTTTTAATTCTTTCCATTGACTTATTAAAATACTCTTTATCTAATTCACAAGCAGTTAAAGTTAAATTCATTTTATCAATCTTGTTTACGTTGTCTATGGCTATGGCTATACTTCCACTTCCTAAATGAGTATCAAGTATTTTATCTCCTTCTTTAGCGTAATTCATTAAAAGCCATTCGTATAGTTTAACAGGTTTTTGAGTTGGGTGGAATCTTCCGCCATTTTTGTTATTATCAGCTAAAGCACCACCTCTACTAAAATCAAAAGTTCGCATCGCTTTTTTTGTTTCAGAATACCAAGCTAACTCGCCATCTGCTAAAGTGAAATTTCTTTGCATTTTATTCCAGATTAAAAAACTATTCGAGTAATTCCAAAGAAATTTGAAATAGTTGCCACCCCATATAATTTGCTTTTTACTTACTCTAAAAAGTTGAATAAAATATTCATCTTTTGGTGTTTCGTTATCCCAATTTTTAAACTCGTAATCTTTCCATCCGTTTTTATTTTCTTGAAAGTGTCCATCTTGCCCTATCCCATAAGGAGGATCTACTATTGCAAGGTCAAAGTAATTATCTTCATACCTTGCCATTAGTGCCATGTTGTCTTCATTTGTTATTGTTAACTCTTTCATTTTGTTTATTAAGTATATCAATAAACTCCTTAATTTCAGACTCCCAAATTGATTTTTTTACTTCCAATTGTTCAATCCAAACCTTGCGAATATCGATTTTGTCCTTTATTTCCTCTTTTGTCATGTCTATAATTTAAAAACCCGGCGCCATTTCTGACAACCGGGCAAAACAAAACTAATATTTTAAAAAGGGAGGTCCGTTTCTTCCTCCATTTCTTGAGCTTTTGAGCTTTCAGGATCGTTGCTCCAAATTATTTTTCCGTTCCCTAAATAATTTTTCTCGGCTTTTGCGTCCCTTTCCTCCTTTGACTGGTTTTCCCAAACCGAACAATCGTTTTCGAATTGGTCCTTTTCGTCATTTATCGCAATATTTAGCGATAAATAAGTTCCTTTTTTTCCTTTAATTAACTTCGCTTTGTTGATTTTCTCAACATTAACGGAAACATTTAAAATTTTGGCCATCTTGTTAAATTTTGATTAAAAAATATTTTACTAATATAGTGATTTTATTTGAATTATTCATTAAAAATTATATTGATCATAAAGTTTATCTAAATATTTAAGGATAAGATTGTATTCATAAAGGT